CATTTATAAAGTCGGATCCAGCACCACCATTACCTGGGAATCTTGTAGAAATTCCAACACCACCGTAGTTGATTACAGATGATCCAGCAGAAACGAAACTGTGAGTTAGTGTTGATGCAGTACCAGCGTCTCCTGTATTAACAGTCAGTGAGGTAGCACCAGTAACCGTGACTGGAATAAACTTATCAAAAATTGGACTGGTTTTATCTGGGTATCCAATTTGAGTATTTCCACCATCAGAATCACAAGTAAATACGATAGAATTATTTTTTAACTTAATTTTATCACCATTGGAAAGATTGTGATTTGTTGTTGTATTTAATGTAAGTGTTCCATTACTTGCAACATATGCTGCTGTTGATACTTCTAAGTATGCTGGATCCTGAAGTGCTTGGAATCCATTTTCAATGATTGCAGTGCAAATTCCAACTGCAGTATTTACAGCAGAAATAACATTCTTACAGTTACCAACAGTATTATTAGTGCCAGTATCAGAATCAATCTGAATACTTACATCTCTAATTTGACCAATATCTGGTCTAAATCTTCTTGTCTTCTGTATTGTTCCACCTTCTACCATACTATGAGCAAAAGTTGACATGCCAACGTTTATTGCTACTTGCCTATCTGTAACGAATGACTCAACTTCAAAACAATCACCAAATGTTCCGTCTGGGAAGATAGATGTAGTAACACCAATTCGTAGTTCACCACCAGAATTATAAGTATGTTCAATCGTGGAAATACCTACATTCGTATAGACAACTGTTCCACCAGTACCAACATAAGCATCAAAGATAGCATCACCACCACCTTGTACACCATCTGGATAAATTGATGTGGTTATACCTGCTTGTAAAGTACCACCAGAAACATAAGTTGTTGGAATTGTAGATACTCCAACACTAAGTTTGAGTACAGTTGGTGAGTCTACTTGAACAACTGTAAATACATCTGGACCATAACCTCGAATAAAGTTACTTGTTCCATCTGGGAAGATTGTAGTTGTAATACCTGCTTGTGCAGTACCACCACTAACATAGGTATGTGCAATTGTGGAAGGTCCAACATTAACGACAAACTCGGTCGTTGAATTTACTGCAGTAACTTTAAATACATCTGGACCATACCCTGAAATGAAGTTACTTGTTCCATCTGGGAAGATTGTCGTAGTAATACCAGAACCACCAGGACAACTAAATTCTAGATTCTTGATTTGAACAGTCCTGAGAGTGTGAATACCAGAGACACCAGTAGTAGTGACTGTTAGATTGCCACTAGATTCATCATATACTGCTGTATCTACATTAACAACTGGTCCGATCCCAGAACTAGGACAGGTAAATTCTAAATCTTTAACTTGTACTGTTTTTCCTGCAAATGCTCCATGTGCTGCACTAGTTGTTATTTCAATAAAACCATTATTTTCATCATATGTTGCGGCACTTACATTAACAAGAGGACCAGTACCAGAATCACCGCAGTCCATCTTGATACCACGAAGTTCAAATTCATCACCAGAACTTAATCCGTGATCTGAACCCACAAAGATAGTACTGAAACCTGATTGTCTATCATACTGGAAATCTGTGATAGAAATTACATTATTATGAGCAGCACAACTGAATCCAAGACCAGCAAGTTTAACAGTATCCTTATCAGTTAAACCATGACCAACATTAGTTGTTACTGTAATAATACCCGAAGTGTTAGAATATTCTCCCGAAGTGATGTTAAATGCAGTTCCAATTGTATAAGATCCGTCTCTCACATTATTAACAATTCTTCGTGCTACATCTTTTGAATATTCTAGTGCAATAACAGATTGCTCGTATTCATCTGGATCGACGAGAAGAGCAGAAAGTCTATTACCATTTTCATCAAAATATGATTTACCAGCACCAACAACTTTTGTATTACCACCACGGGTGATGTCATAGCAAACAGCTTTCAAAATCTTTGCAACATCACGACGACACTTATTCTGATCTAGTCTGATGCCAGTGGTAATGCCAGGAAGACTGTCAGTATTACCTGCACCAATTGCACTAGTTACAATTCCAACTAGTTCAGTGATGTCATTGTTGACGTTGAGACAGATACCATTACCTACAACGTTTTCACCACGAAGAGTTGTTCCTGCAAGAGCACCAGTATCGAATTGCTGTTCAAAAGTGCTGTACTGGAATGTTGTAACAGCAGTACCAGAACTTGGAACATAAGTGTGTTGAATTGAAGAAATACCTGTGTTGATAACGAATTGGTTACTATTGAATAGTGCAGATGAATCAATCTTGTAGATAAATCCAGAAGGACTACTTCCATCTGGGAAAGTAGTAGTTGTAATACCAGAACCACCAGGACATGTAAATTCTAAATTGTTCAGACTAACGTGATCTGTGTTGCTTAGTCCATGACCAACTAGAGTTGTAACTGTCGTAACACCAGTATTTGGTGTATACTCAAGTCCAGTAACGGTTGAACCACTTCCTTTTGTTTCAAAACTATATGGTTTGTTGTTAATAACGAATGTTGCAATACCAGCAGCACGAGTCATTGCTGCGATTGTTGCCTCAGAAATACCAATGCCTAGGATATGAGATAGTGCTCCACCAACAAAATAAGATTGTGCGGCACCTACTGTTTTACTATTTGCTTGAGTACCATTTCTATAACCTGATCTTAAATCATGTGCTACTACTTCTAAAAGATCGTGGATATCATCCTGACAGTTTCTGGCAGTGCTGAATGACATCGTAAATGCACCACCAGCATAATTGATGCTAGTGATAAATCCTACTGCTTCTGCTGCAATATATTCTGCGTTTAAATCAATAAGTCTTGCAGCATCCTGTGCTCTGTGAGATCCAGCAACACCACTAAAACCACTGGTAAGGAAACCAACTGCTTCACCAGCAATATAGTCTGCATTCTGACGGATCAATCTCGCACCATCAAAATATCTATCTACTGCAACACCTTCTAAAGGAACGAAAGCAATAACTGCCTTATCCTTATCCATCGGTTCTCCAAGAAATCCTGGGGCAGAACCTCCTTCAGGAACACCTTTTGAACCACCACCAATATCAGCACCTTTACCAACAAATGCCAAGTCTGTTAGGTGGCAAGCATTATTAATTTGGAATAAATCTCTATTTGGATTATTTGGTGCAATAAAGCAGTTTCTTAATTCAAATCCCTCAACAGATACGTTATCTTTAAGAACAATTGGGTTATTCTCTTCATAATAACCCGCAGCTACTTTGATAGTATCACCAGGTTGAGCATATATGGATGCTTGTTTAACACTTGCTAAAGCATCTTGTTGGGATAAACCACTATTTAAATCATCACCTTTACCAGTAACAAACCAGGTATTGCCAATACTTTTTCCAGCACCAACTGTAACGACTCTAGTCGAAATACCTACACCTTCAGTATCTTGACGAACAAATACCGTGCCATCATAGTGGTTGATGGCTAACTCACCATAAGTTAATTGGTCTAAAGTAGGAATAGACCCTTGAGTTAAGGATCTCTTTAACCTAATTTTTGGACTTGTATTCATCTCAACTCCGTGTAAAGTTACTCAATAAAACCTTCTTCTGTCTATTTATTCATGGTTTCATTTTGTATATTATCAAATGCGTTTTTACTCAAAAGTTTTGATAATTCTGCAGTTGATCCAACAAATAATGCGTTATTGACAGTTGTTGGTCCCTGTTTTTTAGTATCTTGCTCTAATTCGTGCATTTTTTTCTGAAGATCCAATAGTTTGTCAGTAGCATCAGAAACATTTTTAATTAAATGACCAACAACTTCATATGCTCTTGGTGTTTCTGTTTCTTGTGCTAATTCAAGTATTCCGTTTATTGCTTCTTGACCTTTTTCGATAATTGAATATAGATTACCTCTTGTATACTCATAATCATTTGTCACATCATCTTTCTTTATTGGTTTTTCTTTTTTGGGTTCCTCAACAATTTCTGAAGATGCTTCTACTTCTACAATAGGTGATTCTTCTTCGACATTAAATGTTTCGTTTAGATCCTCATATTTTGCCATTAGATAAACTCTCCATCAAATCCAAAGTTATCACCAACTTCTACTAACGCATTATCAGCAGCATCAACAGTATTTACATTAGTTCCAGATACGTGAGATGTTGCAGTTGTATTGTTTTGTGCTCTTCTAACAAGAAGTTTGTTCTCACTATCAGATTTTTGTTTGACGTATATAACCTCTTTATTGATCTGAATTAAATCACCTTCTTCAATAGTACTAATTGAAAGAAGTGAAATGGTTTCATCAGTTTTATCAATATCTACAGTTGTAGTTGTTATTACACCAGCATCAAGATCTTTGACTGCTTCTGGGACAACTGAATATGTGACATCTCTATTACTCTTATCACCATCCGTAGTAGATGCATAGTAAGCAACTTGTGCCTTCTTGATAATCTTGGGAGAGATATCTTTTGCAACAGGACCAAATAGATATGTCTTAGCAGTAAATCTTAGTGTGTATATAAGTGCTCTTCTACTCTCAAAGTTTCCTTCATATTGATCATCCATAGAGACTCCCTCCAAAATAATTGGAATATCTCTTTTCTCTTTCATCTCTTCAACCAATTCTACCGTTAGATTATATTGTGGTTGAAAATATGGTAAAATTTGTTCCACAATTTGAAGCATATCATCATTCAACTTAGTGTAGATATTAAGTTCAAATGACATATTATATGGAACAGGCATAAATGCCTTTCTAACTGTTCCGTCTCCAGAAGGAGATGGGACAAGAATCTTTTGAGTTGTAGTTACTTTTCTTGAAGAATCATATGTAAGTCCAGTAAACTCAAAAGACATTCTTGGCAATGTGATTTGAGTTGTTTTGCTTAGATCTTCTGATTGATCCAATCTTGCCAAAAACTTCTGTTGAGGTGCATATGCAAGAGGAACTTTTACACTATTAGTAACATTATTACTTGCATCGGTTGTTTTAACAGTAACATCGTTAAAGAGCGTACCAAATCCTATAACAACTTTCCTCAGAATTTCGTGGTAAAAATATTCAAACATAAGACTCTACTA